AGAATCTTGTCGAACGCGCCCGGCAGGATCTCCTCGCGGAACCCACCGAGGTCGAGAGAAAGCCGGTTGTAGACGGCGGCGTAGCCGATGATCGCGGCCCGGCCATCGGCCCGGCTCTCGACGATCAACTCGTTCTCTTCCTCGAAGGCGAAGTCGCGGCGTTCAATTTCCATCGGTGGAATCCTCCTGTTCGGCTTCATCCTCGGCGTCGTCGGCCGGACTGTCTTGTTCCTCGACGGGCGGCGCTGGCATCGGCTCCGGTGCCGGTGCGTCCTGGCCAACCTTGTCGAGCGTGGTCATGTTGAGTTGCACGAAGTGGCGGTCGCCTTCCGGCCCGATGGGATTCAGGTTTTCCAACTCCCGAATCTCGTTGATGCTCATCCACCCATTCTGAAGGGCAGAGACGTAGTAGGCCGACCGGCTCGCGTGGTCGCCACGCAGCAGGCCCGAGACGCTGTGCTCGGCGAAGTAGGTCTCATCGTCCACGATGAGGTCGCGCGAGATCGCCGCCTCCCACCGCTTCAGATGAGGCAATAAGCAGTGCTGTACGAACTCCGTCCCCTGCACCTCAATGTTTGAGTAGGTCGAGCGGGTGAGATCCTGAATCATGTGGGGCGGCACGCGGAACGCCCGGCAGATTTCGATCACTTGATACTGCCGCGTCTCAAGGAACTGCGCCGCCTCGTTGCTGCCGCTGAGCTCTTTGGCGGAAACGCCCGCAGGGAGGACGGCCGTTCGGAAAGCCCTGTCGCTGCCCCTGTGCATTCGCTCCCAACTCTCACGTAGGCGCTCGGCAGCGTCTACGGGAATCGGGTTGCTGCTTTCCAAGATCACACCCGGACGGGCACCGTTGCCGAAGTACGTGGACCCGTGGGCCTCCAACGCCTGGGCCAGCCCGATCGCGTTCTGGAAGATCTTGTACGTGGGGATCGCGCGAATCCCGTCCTCGGTCGTGAACCGCAGGGCGAAGATCTGGTCTTGGCTGTAGATCGTCTCGCGCCCGCTCGGCTCCCGATACCGATACCGCAGCGTGCCGTCAGAGAGCCGCTCGACTTCCATGCGGCTGGAGTGCAGCGGCCACAGTTCCGAGACGGCACCTCGAGCACCGGGGCGGATCTCGGCGTAGCTCGCACCGTAGTGCAGGTACATGCCCGTCATCCAATCCCTGAATTCCTGCGCCGTCTGCCACGGGTTCGGCTGCTGGTGCAGGAGCCGATACACGGGGTGGCTCGTGGCCTTGGCCTTGCCACCGTTCGCCATCCGCTCGTAAACGTGGAGCGGCAAAGCGGAGACGGCATCCGAGATCACGCGGATGCAGGCGGTGTAGGCCGAGCAGGCCATGCTGTTGTCAGCGTTGACGCGGATGCCCGAGGGCGTGCGAGACGGCGAAACCTCTGGCCAGTCGATGCCACGCAGGTCGAACATCCTGAAGTCGGCGGCGTTTTCGCTCATAACGAGATGATGTCCCAGGATTGTTCGGGTGGCGGGGCCGTGGCCGTCGCGTGGATGCCGAGGGCCATGACCAGCGACACGATGCCGTCGATGCGTTCCGTGCTCTTCGCCTTACTCGGTTTGATGTTGCCTTGGTGGTCGGTCTGCACCGCTACGTTGCCAGCCATCCACGAGAGCACCGGGTGGTTCGCGTGGCGGATCTTCTCCGACAGCACGAGGTTCTCCAGCAGCTTCGCTGGGCTGCTCATGGAGCCGTAGCCCTGCCCGAAGCCTGTCACATTCACCCCCTCGCCTTGCAGTTGCGTGGCCAATTGGGTGGCGTTCCAGCGGTCGATTCCAACCTGCCGGATGTTGAACCGCTGCGACAGCTCCACGATGTCTCGGCGGATCACGTCGTAGTCGGTGACGTTGCCATCGGTCGCCCTGATGTACCCGTCGCGAATCCAGCCGATGTAGTCCACCTTGTCCCGCTGCGTCCGCTCGGCCGCGTTCACCTGCGGCACCCAGAAGAATGGCATCACGTCAAAAGTGCCGTCGTCGGCCTGGCTCACCATCACGAAGGCCGACAAGTCGTAGGTGGTCGCAAGATCGAGGCCCGCATACCACTCGCGCTTTTCCAGTTCGTCCCGCAGCGGGCCGCCGCACTTGGCCCATGTGTCGGGCGATAGCCATCGGGTGTCTTGCGTGGTCCAGACGTTGAGCCGGTATCGCAGGAAGGCATTGAGCTTGCTGGGGCTTTGCTCGGCCTCGCGGGCATCGGCCGCGAACGACTCCAGCGTGATCGTCTCGCCCAAGCTCGGGTTGGCCTGCTTCCATACCGGCTCCTCCTTCCACGTCCCATCGGCCCCGCACTCGGGCGGCGCGGCGTAGATGCACCCGAAGAAGGCCGGGTCCGTGGTTGGGTCGGCTGTGCATCGCTCGGCGTAGGCGTGCTGCTCCCAGCAGATGCTCTTGCGGTCGTAGCCCGCCGTCGTGATTGAGAGAAGGAGCGGTTGTTTTCGAGCCGCTCCACCGTACCTGAGTGCATCGCGTGTTTTGCCCAGGCCTTCGCCCCCGGCTTCTCAGCCGAGGGCGAAAGCCCAGAGGCGACGGTCCCTTTGCGCATGAAGTTCATCGAACAGCAGGGCGTGGATATTCAGCCCCTCGGCACGGAACGCATCCGCCGAGAGCACCCGATAGAACGAGTTGCTGGCCTTGTGGATGATCGTCTTCCGGCTGTCGATCACGTCGAAATACTTCGACAACGCAGGCGAGGCCCGCACCATGCTGGCGGCCTCCCTGTATATGATCCCTGCCTGCTCACGGTCGCTAGCCGCCCCGTAGCACTCAGCACCTTTTTCCCCGTCGAACCCGGTCAGATAGAGTGCCAGCCCGGCAAGTGTGGTGCTCTTGCCTTGCTTCTTCGGGAGTTCGATGTACCCGATTCGGTGCTGCCGCGTGCCGTCTGGGTTCAGCCGACCGAAGAGCTCACGCAGCACATAGTGCTGCCAGGGCAGGAGCTTGAACGGCTGGCCCGCGATCTGGCCCTTGCTATGCCGCAGGATGTTCTCGAAGAACCAGACGACGCGCTCGTACTTCTTCTGCCCCTCGGGCGTGAGTTCACGCGCCGTGGATCTTGAAGAACTCTTCAACTTCGTCGGTTGGCTTTTCTTCTTTGCCACCTAGCCGTGTCCTGCTGGTAGGGGTCAATCCAAACTCGCCCATTAGCGACGCCTGGAGCGCCACTAAACTTCGATATAGCGGGCCTGCCGGGTTCGGCTTCACGCCACCGAGATCGGTTCGCATCACGGGGCCGGTCGCCCGCAACTCCAAAAGGCACGCCTGCGTTGCAGCATAGACCTCGCACAAAGTCGCTAAGGCTTCGCCATCGGCCTGGGTGAGCGTGCCCAGTTCGAGCAGGAGCGGCACAAACTCGTTCCACTTCGCGACGGCCTGGGGCTCGACCATCAATCGCTGCGGCATCGGCGGCGCACCGGACGGGGCCGGGAGGTCGGGACGAATCTGCCGTTTGCCGGGGTTGCCCTCAAGCAGTTTTTGGGCAGCCGTCTTTGGTTTGCGTCCGACGCGTGCCATAACCTTACGAAACTGTTAGGTAGTTTTTTGTTGCTCCACACTCCGAGGCGCTACTGGATCGCCTGAGAGGTGCCGTTTTTTTGCGGATTGCCGGAAGTCGGTCCTGAGTGCTGATCGGCCTTCCCAAAAACGCTGCGGAGTTTTGCGGGCACGCGTTTTCGGCTTCTACGTACGGTATTGCTCATTGAGGGTCGGTATGATCCGAGGCACGCCGGGTACGCTCGCTACATCCGCAGCCTCATCTGACCGACCGCCCGAGCACCCTTGATGCTGTTGCATCGAAAGCAGGCCGTTTGGAGGTTGTGCCTTTCGTGTGGGCCACCAAGCGACATCGGCACGATATGGTCTATCGTCGGCGACAAGGGATGAATCTTCCCTGTCCTCTTGTTCCACGCTGGTTTATTTAAGCACTTGCGGCCACATAACTGGCAGACGTAGCCGTCCTGCGCGTACACGTCCCCAACCGGCACGCTCTCGTAACGCACTCCGTGATGCCTCGCACGCGACCTGTGGTTTCTGCCATATCGACGCTTGGCTTCCCGGCGTGACGCTTTAGCTGAGGCCGTGCGGCACTCGCAGCACATTACGCCGTTCGGTCCGCAAGAAACTCCACGGACCACCACCCTAACGCCGCACTTATTGCAGTTGGCCACGGTTTTGCTTTTTCGCATGCACCGCCTTGAGCAGAACCGCGATGCGCCTTCATTGCATCGCCCGCCACACAACTCGCACTTGCGTTCTTGGGATGAGAGGGCCGCCATGCGAGAGAAAAGCCGCTGGCACTTGAACACTTGCTTCCAGCACTTCGCTATATGCCGCATGGCCATTACTGACGGGGCTGACGAGTACGGCCCCATCTTGTGCCACGTTGCCTTGAGCTGGTTCGTCCTGTCCCATTTGTGATCGCCTGCATTGCGTGCGTCGTAGAAGCACCTCTTGCTGCAATACAGGTTTGCGTCGTTGCCGCCATACTTCCGCCTGAACGATTGGCCGCATCGCTTGCAGGTGGGCTTTGGCAGGCGTCTACTGGCCTGTGTGCCCCTGCGGCGGCCGCTGCTGTACTCGGCTGAGTAAGCCTTTCTCCAAGCCTTTTGGCAGGCGTCAGCACACTCTGGCGAGCAGCACTTGGCCTTGCCGACATTAGCCCCGACATTTGTGAACTGCTTTCCGCAGTTCTTGCAGGTGGCCTGCTCGGTCACCTCGACCCAGCGGCCAGCCTTCCTGGCCAGATGACGCTGCACCTTGTCGCAGTGCGGGCAGCGCTGGCAATCTCTTCCGGTCGCCGTCTTCCAATCCGAACCACACTTGCGGCATGCCATGCGAATGGTCTCCTTTGCTTGTGGAGACCGATGGTGGCATGTTTGTCAAACCATTCGTGTGGCCGTCTCTCGCCGCGTCTTCCTACTGTGGCACGACAGGCATCTGGCCTCGCCATTGCCCACGTCATACCGTTCGCCACCCTGGCTGATAGGCACGACGTGATCGGCGTGCATGCTTCGACCGTGGGCCACGCGCCCGCAGTCCACGCATTGCCAGTTGCACTTGTTCAGCACGGCCTGACGCCAAGCCTTGTGGGCCTTCGAGCAGTAGCCTCGTGCCGCTGCGTTGGGCCTGGCTGAGTCGTCGCGCCTGGGCTGTGTCCTCAGCCTTGGCGGCCTGTGGCTTGGAATCCGTGCTGGCATGCCTTCAGCCTATGCCTAGCGTCCAGTTGGCTTGCAGCCTTATGTCGCCGCTATAGCGCACTGGGCGGCTCGGGCAGCGGCATCCAGTGGGTTGGCTGGGTTGTGCTGTCCCAACTCCACCTGTCGCCGTATTCGCTGTCACGGTAGAACCACGCCGGGTCGATGCCGTTGCCCTTGCTCCATGCCAATACGCGAACGCCGTCTTCCCATTCGCTGGCAGGCGGGGGCGGCAGCCGCTCGCTCACCGGAATCCATCGGCGTTCAGATCGCAGGTGCTTGATCTCACTTGCTGCCTCCTCCATCCACGCCTCAAGCACGAACTCGTAGCAGCCGAGGTCTTCCGTGCGGTGGGCCAGCAGGCTTTCGATGGCGTCAACAACGTCTCGCTTCACGACTCTCCCTTCGCTCAGTAGCGCACCGGCGGCTCTGGCATCGGCATCCACGCGACCGGCTCTTTCACAACGCCACCATCCGAGCAGCAAAATTGCAGTCCCATGTGGCCTTTCAGCCAGTAGGTTGCGGG